CACGTTCGATCTGGAAAATCAGACCTTTGAAACGCTCAACTGACCAACGACCATTTGAATCTGTGTCAAGGTCAAATACACCAGCGGTTGTCGTACCATACTGAGCACCGTTCTTAGCAACAGTGTAGATTGTACGGATAACTTCACGGTTGATCTCAGCAAGAATTTCTGTTGACAGAATGTTTGAAAGTTCTGTCTCAGCATCAAGCCCGTGAATTGCTTTCAGGTCTTGTGCAAGTTCTAGTGAGTATTCAGCTTTCAGCGCACGGCTTTGTGCAGTAACAGTAACTTTCTCAATTGAGAATGCCATTTGACCAAATGCTGTGTTGCTTTCAGAACCCAAGAATTCAGCAGTAGCAGTTGGCATACCGATACCAGTTGTGAAGGTATTAGCAGTTGTAAAACCGTTACCAACTGGATTGGTGATTGTGTCACCAGTTGTGTTGTTGGCGAAACCGAAACGGTTTGTATCTGAACCGATACCAGAGAACTGTGTATTAGCTTCATTGAAGAAGGCTTCTGAACCAGAAGTCATGTTCTGACCATAACGTGCGCGCATTGCAAAAATAAGACCAGTGGGACCTGTCATTGGCTGAACGCCAGCAACGTCATAAGCGATCAGGTTAGGAAGCGCACGGCGAACCAGGCTAATAAGAATAGGGTCAAAGTTCTGAACGCCAGAACCAGTAACGTTTGTTGGTCCTACGCTTGTTGTTTCTGTAAGCATGCCCATTTGAGCGCGATCAGATGCCATTGCCTGTGACTGGTTCTCAAGAACCATTGCAGTGACGGCTTTACGATATGGATCCTTAATTGCTTCCAGCTCTGGATGCTCAAGAACTGGTTTCCATTTTGATTGAATTTCTTCAGATAGGTACATTTAAATACTCCTATGTGTTAATTATGGTATTATTTATTTTAATACCGATTTTGAGATTGTTTTTGCTACAGCGTCTACGAGTGGGTCAGATGACAACTTTGTTGGTTTGTCTTCTGGTACTTCAACGCCTTCTTCTAGGGCAGACTTTTCACCAGCTTTAACTGTTGAAGGAGCATATGCTTCTTTCAGCGTATTAAGCTTTTCGGTGAAATCTTCCTCAGAAGTGAACTCGACACTCTCTGCGAGTGATTTAAGTTTCTCTACCTGAGTCTGCGTTAGGCCTTCGCAAACTGCTTGCACGGCCTGAATTTTTTTGTATTCATTAATTGTTTTGGAAAGCTCAACAGAACGTTGAATCTGTTCGTTAAGTTCTTCTTCCAATTCTTCAACTTTACCAGCAAGTTCTTCCACTGCATCAACTTTTTCCTCTGGAATGTCAATGTAGTGTTCAGCAAACAGGTTGCGTAGACCAACGATAAAGTCTTCTACGATTTCTGAACGAAGCCCAGATTCGATGGCAAGTTGATTTTCTTCCATCCATTCTTGAACCATATAGTTCAGATAGTCATCAATCTTTGTTGCAAAATCTTCTCTGAGTTCGGTAAGAGCAGAATCGAATTGTTCTTCATATTCTGTTTCCATTTCTTCAACAATTTCCTGTACGCGAGACATAACCGCTGCTTCAAAAATTGTTGTTGCTTTTTGAACGAATTCTTCAGACAAGTCTTCACCTTGCATAAGCGCATCAATATCTTCTTTCATGCTATCTTTTTTGACCATTTTTTTCATGAGCTTCTTATCTTCTTTCTCATCTTCATGTCCTTCTTCTTTTTCTTCTTCAATCATATCTTCTTCATCAGCATCAACTTCTTCGTGCTGCCCACCATACGATTGAAATGTGGCACCTTTGTTTTTGTCCATCATTTGACGCCCTGATTTTCCTTCTGGGCTTTCAACGGAACCTTGTTCAGCAGGTTGACCTTTTAGTTTTTTCATTGGCTCAGCACCAACTGGAGGTGTTGCACCTGGAGGTGTTGCTGTTGGAACACCTTTAGTTGCATCTGGACCACCATCTGTAGTTTTTGTAACTTCGGTGCCAATGTCACCTACTTCTTTTTGACCAGAAACGACTGAGGTTGGCAGACGGCCTGGCGCATCTTTTTTAGCTGTGCTGATACTTTTGTTTAGAATTTCAGCGGCAGCTTCAGATAAATTGAACTTCTTACCCATTTGGAAATCTCCTTGGTTATATGTGGAATATTTATAATATTATAATTTTTTAATGAAGTTTTCGAATATTTGTAAACTTACTTGTTCAATTTGTTTTCTCGAAGCCTTACGAATTTCTTTCGTTGCCTCTTGAAGATGAACTTCAGTCCATTTACCCTCTACTAACATCCATTCTTTGCCTTCCATAATTCCCTGCACAAATGCACCTGGTGCAGAAGGGTCGGCCACAATATCTGCCGCTGTGGCTAGATAAAAATCGGGTTGTACAACATTGACACCGTTGACCATTTTAAGAGAACCCATACCTCTTGATGAAACTCCTAGCATAGCTCCACCTTCGATTAGATTTCTTGCAATGTTACCCATTGGTGTATCGAGAATCTTTGCTTTACCAACCCATTGCGTACCATCTTCTCTCAAACCGGTAACCATATGTGATACGCGATCCAGATTAATAGTTGGTGAATCAGGATGCCCTAATTCACCAAAAGCTCGATTCTTATTGATATATTCTTGGGTATAACGATCTACTTCTTTTTTCAAAGTATTGTATTCGTAGAGGCGTTTATTTTTATTTTGTCTCTCGGCTACAAGGAAAGGACCTTCAATAAAAAGTGACTTCTTTCCGTCCTTTTCTTCTGTAAGGTATTGTACCGATTCTGTGATTTCTTTTATTAATTTCATCTTACCCCCAAAGACGCCCTTCTTCTAAGTGACATTCTTCTTTTACGAAGAATTGTGTTTAATTTGCCTTTACGTTTAATCTTAGCTTTTCTAGCACCCATCTTTCTTCTTCGTCTTTCTTGAGGTGACATTCTAACAAGTCTGCCACCTCTAATTGTATAACCTGGAACGCTAGAAAACTTTCTTCTTCTTTGTACCTTACCGCCTCGTACTCTCACTTTTACTAATTTTGTTCTACCAAATTTTTGTACGTTGCCCTCATTTAATTCGAGCAACTTCTTTTCAAATAAACGCTCAATTCTTTCTTTAATTATTGACATTATGGTTTAAGTGAAAATGCACCATAGTTAAATGCAGCAGGATCATTAAATTGCCCGCGCTGATAATAAGTATTATCTTTTCTCAGTTCAATAACAATGCTATAGCTAGAATTTGCAATTTGACCTTTAGTATAAATTCCTATATCACCGTTATTGTTTTCTCCAACTGAAGTATTTTTTACTGTAATCCAATTGCCCTCGCCATCATATTCTCCATTTCCATGTAAGAAGAAAAGTGGCACACCACTGTTTGCTGTTTGAAATTCTGTGTTTGACCAATATAGTTGAACTGTACCACCAGTGCCGTATGTGTCATACCAAATTCTATTTACGGTTAAACCGTAATACGATAGAGTAGTGTTAGCAGAACCGCCCCAGACGTTTGCAACAGGGAATCCGTTTGTTGCCAATGCACCATATAAAGAATTAGCTTTAATTCTTGCAACATTATCTTCTTGCCCTGATCCATCGAAATCTGCCGTAAGTTTAATAACGGCGTGTTGCGTATCGTCTTTTAAAACTTGATATGAGAATTTGTTTGCCATTTTTATTCCTTGGAAAACTTAACTATAGTTTGAAAATGTTTTGCACTAGCTTCTAGCATATCGGCCATTTTTTCTTTGTTTGCCTCATTGATTTTTTTATAAACAGCCATTATATTGTTTGCTATTTCTGGAGTGATTTCGGATGTTGAACCATCTAAATGTTCAACAACCATTTTTTGTTTTTGTTCTGCAACAATTTTAATTTTATCTAATATCGTTTCTTCGGTAGACAGTTGCATAATACCGTCATATGGCACAGTGACATACTTGTTAATTTTATCAACGTAATACAAAGCAACTTTTTGCCCATTCGGGAATAAACGAATAGATTTTCTTCTCATAATTAAAACCGCTGGAGGATCTTGCTCGGAATGCCCAGCTTCTCTTCCTTCATATACAGGATAATTTGTTGCAACCAAAGAATCCTTGTTGATTAATTTTTTGAAGACCGGATCGTGGTCACACATGTGTTGACCTTCAGCGTGCCTTTTTTGCACATCATTAAATGATGCGACATATGGTGCAAGGTATTCTGGGTGGTGAGCATGAAACATTACATGCGCAGCATAATCACCAAGATCGACTTTTCCCCTTTTCTGAATATCTAAATGCTGATGTAATTCTGATGGTGAAAGCCAACCATCTCCGTCTACATCAGGAGAACCATCTTCGTCAATCTTTGTTTGAAGAAAGTCTTTTAATCTTTTCATTGCTGCGTTTCTTCTGAATCTTCCGTATTTTGTTCTTCTTGCCCTTCTTCAGCAGAATCTTCTTCTTGTTCTTCTGATTCTTCTTCATTATCGGAATCATATTGAGAAATAAAGTTTCTTGCCATCTCTTGTTTACGTTGTTCTAGAGCGTCAAAAATTTTATCATTGATTGCATTATAAAACGCAGCTCTCATTTCTGTGGCGTTATCGACGAGAGCGTTGTCAACCACTGCTTGAATATTTTCATCTGGCATTATTTTTTCTCCATTAAATATAAATTATTTATACCACTCTTTTCAGCATACGCAATGCGAGAGATTCTTTCAAACTCAAATCACCTTTTATTGGTTTATTATCTGCTGTATCTCCGGATACTGGTGAAGCATTTGAAATTGCAGGAGATGTTGGAGCATTTCCAGTTTTTGCATCGGCCGCATCAGCAGCTAATTCTGCTTGACCCTGCTGTGCTATTTGCATTGGATCTAAAATTAATCCTGCTTCTTTTTCATCATCAATTTGTTCACGCATTTCTTTGATATCTTCATCCGTCATTCTCAATACATTTCTTTGTATCCACTCCATCGAATAATAGCGCCCGACATATGGGTCTACGGAACCAAGAAGTGACAGACGTTCTCTTACCAATTCTGCTTCTTTTAATTCGGCAAAATTATTGTCTTTTAAGAAATCGTAGTATATGTACTCTTTAAATTCGTCGAACTCATCAGATGTACAAATACCTTTTAGTACACATTGCACACGCAGTGCTTGATCGAAAACTTCTGCAAACTTTTGTCTTTGGCGATCAACAAACTTTGAAAACTTTACTTCATCACGTGTAATTTCACCAACTCTGCCAAGTGAAAACCCAGTTTGATTTGGATCTAAACGTGACACTGGAACATTTAATGCTTTGTACAATTTCTTTTCAAAGTATTTAACGTCTTCTAGTTCACCTAGATTCTGCCCACCAGGTAATGTTGTAATTTCTGTACCTTTACCGCCTTCTCGGCGAGGTAACCAGAAATCTTCCATCATTGACAGGAATTTTCTATCATCACGGACCTCACCTGTCTGAGCATCATAGACAAGTTTATTTTTATACTTGACCATAATGTCGCGTAGGTATTGTTCAGCCTTTAACTTAGGCAAATTGCCTACATCGATATAGAAAATTCTACGTTCTGGTGCTCTTGATATACGGTAAATTACTGTAGCATCTTCAATCATACGTAACTGATTGAGTGGTTTGATTGCCTTATGAAGATATGAAAGCACAACTGCACGACGAGAATCCATCAATCCTGAATTGATATTGATGATAGAGTCTTTTGCAATACGAACGCCTACAGGTCCATAACTGGATGAAGTGCCTGAAACTACTTTGTCATTGTAAATGTAATATTCATTTACAGTTGTTACCACATCCGCTGCTGTTGATTTATCTTTTTCTTTTTTAACTTCACGAACTTTTCGTATTTTTCTTGGATCAATATATCTAAGTGCTTTAATACCAGACTGTGGATTTTCTTGGTCTATAATGATGTGATAGAACAATCTACCATCAACATAGAATCTACGGAAAATATCCGTGGCCATGTTATTATAATTCAATACTCTTAATATAATTTTGAATTCTTCTTCGATGGCTTTTTTGATTCTGTCTGGTTGCTTTAGATCGTCCATAATAATTCGAATCGATTGCCCATTGTCGTTTTGAACAATTGCTTCGTTGACAATATCATCAATCGCCGATTCGATTTCTGGCTGCATTGCCATTTCTCGATAACGAGAAATTAATTCGACCTCGTTTTTTGCTGTACCGTCTAAATCAACATACGTGCCATAATATGCTGCGGCAGAAATAGTTAATGCACCGTCCTCATTAGATGGGACGGCAAAAGTTTTCTCAGACTGTTGTTGTACTTCAGTCTTTTGTCTTGAGATTTGAAAGCCGAACAAGTTCAAAGCCATTGATTTCTCTTTCTTTTCAAATTAAACATAATGAGGAGCATAAGCCCCTCTATATTAAGAAGTAGTATCCGATTCCCACCACTGATATGCTAGGGTCACCGAAAATTCTTCGATTGCATCATTCGAACCCCAGTCAAGATCAATTGGTGCTAAGTCAACAGGGAATGCACCTACAAAGTTATATGCTTTAATAATATTTCCACCTTTATCATACTGATTTACTTTCGCATCGACAGAATAACCTGCTGGTGTTCCTGCAACTCCGTTTCTCAAATTAGTTGTATGTGAATTAATACCGTTCATCCAAGATTCAAAAGCTTTACGAACTTTAAAGTTTTCATCGTTGATTATTGTAATCGTCCAGTCAGCAAAATTTCTATTTCCAGCAAATTTCAATTCGCGCCCAAAGTAGAACAGTGGTACAGTGCCAAGTGTTGAACCTGGCAACTGTGCGCTCTTACATAAAAATGTCAGTGCTTGTGCAGAAGATGCGGCCTCTGTACTAAATGTTGGAAAAGTCATTGTGACTTGGAACAGATTTGGACGAGCACCATCTCCTACAAGATTTGCTCTGAACTCTGCTACATTAAAAGCCATTGTTTTCTCCTATTTCCTATTATTTATTAGACAGAACCGACGATTTCACTGAAGCTTACACCACTACGCACTGCTATGAAGTTCAACTGAATATAGTTGATAGAACGAGCAGGCTTGATGTAAATGTCACCAACAAACTGGTTCGAGTCAATTACTTGTGGAGTATTATTAGTTGTATCGCAAACAACACGATAATCGTAAATACCACGGCGACCTTTAACGTCACGTAAGTATGGCTCAACGATTGCTACAAATTGCGCTCTAGTAAATTCATCGTTCAGTTCAAACAGTGAGAATTTGGCAGCAGTTGAAATTGCTTTTTCAAGTACAATAAACAGGCGGCGAACATTAATTCTACTGAAAGCAGAGGGCTGTGTTGTTAGTGTTTTATCGCCATACAGAATGGTGCCTTGCCCTGGTAAGGATACAACAGGGTTTACACCGATAGAGTAAATATTATCACGATCTGCTTGTGTTGGATTCCATGCCAGTTTTACGACATTTTTAATTGCACCACGATTTACACCAGCAGGAGAGAACCAAGGATCATTTGTTTGATCCGTTCTTGCACACAAACCAGCAATGTCACCATTTAATGGTATCCAACGATAAACATTATTGTACTTATCGAATTGATATTTCCAACCCGAATCTGCGACTGCATAAGTTGATGCTCTTGACAGTGTGCTTGCCCAAGTGGCAATACTGGTTGCCGGCGTTGCAGTGTTGACAACATTTACATATTCTGGAGATACAAAAGCTATACAATCTTTTCTAGAACCTGCTAAATCAATTGCAGTTTGTTGTACAGATGTGTTTGCATCAGCGGTTACAATTAATGAAATATCAACTTCATCTGGATTATCAAACAAATCATATCCCGATTGTTTTGTTCCGTTGTTAACAGCTAGTGATCTACCGCCGGCGAATGAGAATGCTGCTCCAGTATTGGCAGCGCCCATGGCGGCACCAATAAAGCTTGTGCCGGCGGCTGAATTGCCCCAGTTGGTGATGCTAGAAGAAAACGCTGTAACACCATTTGCAATGTTAGCCTGTGGTCTAGTTTCCATAGGACCTAAAGCATAGATATAACGTGATTGATCTCTAATTACTGTTCTATAGTATGCTGAAGAACCATCATCATTAATACAATCCACTGCTTTTGATAAGAAGGGGAAAGTTTCTAGTATCGCACCTTTAGTCCCAGTAAATATACCACCTTCATCAAGAACAACCATATGAAACTGATCGTTAGCTCCATTTCTTGCACTAGTGTAC